AGCAGTTATGCTGATACCGCTGCATGTCCAATTATTACCGTTGCCTGATCTGTCATAGCCAAGGGTAGTGAGCGAGGTAGCATCGTTGAAAGGCAGATAGAAACCATTGTTGCCGTATGAGCCAGTGTACTTCTTAGGAACCCATACACCAGTTGCAGGGTCTGTTTGACCGAAGGAAGAAGGATCTAGGGCTTGGCCGTCAATGAAGTAAATCTCTGATAAATATACGTCGGCAAAACCTGCTGGACCGTTGTAACAAGCAATAACATGTGGGTATGCTGTATTTGTTGTGTTCCAAGCATTAACTGTATTGTTTATTGAAGCTCTTGGATCAACACTGAAACTTGTTATTTCCTGCCCATTAACATAAATCCTCGCCCTAAGACTTGCCGTAGCATTATTCACGTCCCAAACTATCTGTAGCTGAAAATGAGCAGACGGGTCGTGTAAAAGTTGAGTTGTAAGTAGGTAGTACGCGTTGGAAAACTGCCATGCCAAGGCCCCATTGGCATCAATTTGAATTGAGTAGTTAGCCCCTGAGTTAATAGTATGCCCCATTAAACCCAAAGCATTAACTAAATTGCCCCGTTTAACCCATTTTACATATGTCCATTTGGATGCATCTGTTGGGGTTCCAAACGCAGACTTACTCAAATAAGAACTATTACTCGCCCTGAACCTCAAGCTCTGATTTATTGAATACCCATTACAACTCTCTATTGCTCCATGTTGTAGCATATTAGTTCATTACTCCTGATGAAGTTACATAAACATTAGTTCCATTGCTCCAATAACTTAACAAATATGTTCCAGTGTTAGAAATATTTGATAATACCGAGTCCCCACATTTCACAGCAGAGTCCTTACTAATTGTATAATTATTTCCATTTACAACTAAAATAAATCCACTTTGCCCAGCAACAATATTTGTAAAAGTCAATGTTCTTGATTGGCTTAGTGTGCAAGAGAAATTTTGTCCGGCATTCATATCAAATGACATATCCGCATCAACAACTACTTCACTTCTTTGTGATCCAGACCAAGTTCTATCTGTACTAAAAACATCTGCTGCAAGTTTTTCATTGGTTACAACACCATCAATGATATTATTTCCTGAAACTGAATCAGAGGCTAACTTTTCATTTGTTATTGAACCATCTTCCATCTCAGCTGTAGTTTTCCAGGTTGAATCAGAATAATAATATAACTTATCATCTACTGAATTTGTATATAACTCACCGCCTGTTAGAGCAGTTCCATCAAGTTTTAGAGTAGGCTCAGTGGCTGATTCCCCTAGATAAAATTGTTTAAAATGATTCAGAGAAGATTCAATTCCTATCAGAGATGTTTGAACTGATTCTTCAGGGAGAGTTATTTTTGAAATTCTATTTGCTGATACTTTTGAAATAATAGGCATATATTTTCCTAGAAATTATAAGATTAACCATCTGGAACCATCAGGAATTGTAACAATTACACCATCGTCAATATTTATTGGTCCTGTAGTTAGTGCATTTTTTCCTGTTGAGATTGTATAATTTGTTGTTATTGTTTGACCGTTTTCAACAAATATTTCATCAGATCCACCACCAGTAGCACCGCCGCCTACAGGTCCCCAAGTAGAGCCATTTGCTATTTCAGCTTTATTTAAGTCTGTATTAAATCTAATTCTTGATGCAGTTGCTGCTGGTCTATTACCTGTTGTTCCTGTAGGTAATTCTAAAATACCTGTTGCAGTAAAATTATGACTACCATCTAAATCGTGTTCTAAATTCAATCTGGCTTGGTTATCAACAGAAGAATCATAATATCCAAATTTCTCTGTGAATAGGAATTTATCACCTGCTTCTGCATTGATAAGAAGTTGGATTCTAACATTATCAAGTTCTACATAATCTACACCTGCATATAATCTCTGACCATTTTGAAATAATTCTAAAGATTTATTATTATGTGTGAAAGACATTCCATTAGGAGCAGTTAGAATTGCTCCAGAAGCAGCGGAACTTGCTAGTGAAAGAATTTCAGAAATTCTAGTTTCTGTTGAAGTAAGTGATATAGTATTTGCATCATCGTAGAATGTTCCAGTAGAATAAACTTTACCTGAATCTACCCAAGTATATTTAATATATAGAACAGTATAACCACCTGAAGCTGAAACAGTTGTTATTTCATCTAAATCGAAAGCAATCCAATTAGTTCCATTTAATGAATATTCAGAAGTAACATTTAAACTATCATCTTTATCTAAGTGATTTAAGAATTTATAATAAGTATCTGCTCCTGAAACAGGAATAGTAGTTAGAGTTGAACCAGTTGATCCACTGTAAGAGCTATCAGTTGAACTCCAAGTAGGTAGAGGACTTCCACCTAGTGTAACTGGATTAATAGACTTATTAAAAATATTGTACCAGCATTCATTAAATGGTAATGAATTTAAAAGAAATTCATAACTTGAATCTTCAGCAGTTATAATAGTTGTTGAAGATCCACTTGTTCCACCAGCAGTTGAAGAACCAAAGAGAATAACTCCGTTGCCGAGTGACATACCTACTTGAATTTCAGTTTCAGTAGTTGTTAGTTGACCTGCAACTGTAGCTGAAAGATAAACATTTGCTTGATTAGCAAAACCTGTATAGGCAGTATCTAAGAAACCTGTTGATGTGACTCTTGAAGTTGAAACATCTGCTATACCTACATATTTTGATTCAGCTAAACCATTTGAAATAGCTTTATAATAATTTCCATCATCATTTTTATAAACTGCATCTCCTGATACAACTGACCCTTCAAAAGTAGCTCCATCAATAAAAGACTGCCCTTTATGAGGAAGTAAACCAGAAGGAACCCAAACTCCTGCAGCTTCTAATGCAGCTAGAATATCTTCTAAATCTGCTTCTGTAGCAATCCAGCCCCAATCATCAGAACCACCTCTTCTTAGAGCCCACTTCTGAACTTCATAATCGTAGTTAATATCATCAAGGAAAGCATTATTAGCACCGATATAAGGTAAGCCAGCTAATTCAATTAATCCTTTATAGACCATAATATGTCTAAAAGTAATAACTTGAGCACCAGAACCTGTATTAACAATCTTAACCCAAACATCTCCTTCTAAAGCAGTAGCATTTGTAGAAAATTGTAGAACATGCTTTTGAACGTCAGATGATTGATCGAGAGTAGTTGTAGCTGAATTTAGCTCCATTGAATCATGAAGATTATAGATCTGATTTCCTGAGGCAGCTTCAACAGTTAATTTGATACCAGAAGCAGGAGCATTACTAAACAAAACTATTGTATAATTTTCATTAGGTAGAAGTTTTGTTTGAATGTTTTGTTTAAGATATCCTTCAGATCCAAAATTAGCTGACATCGTTTTATTAATTTCAGAATATGAAATACTAGAAACTAAACTACTATCCCAAAAAACAAGAGAATTTACAGGACTCCCAGATGGACCTGGGTTTATATAGTTGAAAAAGTTATTATCAACTAAGTTTTTTTGTTCTAGTTGTGCGAAAGCTTCAATAAATTTATTGAAGCTTTGTTTCATATTATAGACAGAACTACTGTCTGCTACTTGATATCTTTGATTTGTGTTTGGAACTATTGGCATAATTTATCCTATAGAATAATTTTGAATTCCTCAGCAATGTTGGCCCACTTACGATAAACTGGAATCTTATTTGATACATAAAGAACTGTTCCAGTATGATACTCAAAATTATTTATATCAAACATATCTCTGTAGATTGTATCGGTACAAACTGTATTTGTGTTATCTTTTGGTTTATATGATATGAATAATTGTCTGTAGATATCTTCAGTAGGTGAATTAATACCAGTAAGATCAACTGATTTAGAAATTAACACTGAAGGAAGACCATGTTTTAGTGCTTTCTCTTTGTCTGATGTTTTTGCTAGTGTAACTCTTGCACTAATATCTGAAGGAGTAGAGGTTAAAACATAATTTTTAGCTAGGTCAGAAACAAGAGCCTTATTTAAAACGATTGAAGCAGATCCAAAACTATAATCTACACCAATAACAGTATAATTCATTCCTTCTACAATAGGATCTTCGATAACATCACCGACAACAAATGTATGGAAATCATTCAGAGGAATAACAGAAGTGGCAGAACCCGCTTGGGTGAATAAACGAATAATACCCAAATGTTCTGTATTAGGTCCTGTTAGATCAATTGTTTCAATTTCAAAACCTAGATCTTGATAAGTTGTTTTTTCTGTGTCATTAAACATTTCTTTAACAAATTCAACATCAGTTGGTTCAATCTTTATGATACCTTTAATATCAAAAATAGATTTAGCAAATAATGGATTTTTTAAGTATGACACATCTAATCCAGGTGGATTTGAGTCTGATGTTGGAATAGCTGTATCAAAAGGAAGAACTTCATTCCAGATAGCTAATTCATTATTTTGTTTTGATCCTATCATAAATTTGATATATTGTAATTCAGAATTTACATAAGGATACTTAAATGTAAGGTATTTTGAACCAGATCCTAAAGAAGATATTTCAGTATAAAGACCTGATGGGTTACCAACTTCTGGGTCAACAAAAGACATATTATCAATTAGAATATTACCTGATTCATCCTTTAATAAGAAAGTAGCAGTAAGCATATCACTCTTATGAGTTGTTCCAGAAATACTTTCACTGAAGATGATATCTAAATCACCTACTTCAATATTTTCTGGAGCATTCAATCCAGAAACATATGATTCACCGATTATATTGATTGTTCGTTGAATATTTGTTTTAATTAAAGTGAAGTCTGATTCACCATCTTTTTTAATATAAAGATTACAATTTGTTGTATAGTAAGGAATATTTACAAAACTCTTACTCATTATCTTACAAGCAATTAATTTATTTTTATTGAAATTAAATACATAGTAAGATGCACTAGCTGAAACAGTCATTAAGTTATAATAATATCTTGATAGACCTTCTATAACAGCCCAATTTTTTCCGATATAAGAAAGTTTAAGTGAACCTATCTCACTAGAATCGAAGTATTCTACATTAGACATACTTGTATCTGTATTAGCTACTTTTCCAATGAAAACTTCTCTGTTAGTGTCATTAGCTCCAGATATAAGTGAAACTGAATTTAGATCAAAGAATTTATTTGAAGTGTAAGTATCAGTTCCTTTTGCTACAGCCGAACTAGGAAAAGAAGAAATATTGTTTACTTCTGTGTGATCTATATAGACAAGTGCATTGATTCCCCATTGCATTTCAGGAACCCCTTTAGCATAACCTATATATGAATCCCCAGATTGAAGAGCGTCAAATACAAAGTTTGTCACATTGTCTATTGAACTACCACTTAAAAAATTAAATTGAGCCATAAGTTATTTCCCTACAGTGAAAGTTTATTTGTTAGAGTATAAGAAAAGTCTTGATTTTTTAATACCAATTCCACTTCATATGATTCTTTAGGAAGTGATATTTTTAATTCATTAAAGAATGTTTCATAACTATTTATAGGTATAGAATCCTTTAAAATATTCCATTGATATAGTAGAGCTATACCTGGTTTTATAAATTTTATAGTATGTTCATTATATGTAGATTTATCTACAGTTGATACTGATATATTTGAAAGCTGATCAACTTCGGTAATGAATTCAGGTTTTGTTGTTCCTGATACAGCAAATGAATAATCTAAGATATATTGTGTTTTCACTTCATTATTTATGAATTCAGTAGCAAATGATCCTATAGTTAAACTATCTATATTAGCAATCAACGGATACATCATATAATTGGGTTTATATGTTAATCTGCATATATAAGGTTTAGTTTTGTTTAACTCTCTTAGAGCAAAAATAACAAAGTTAGTAAGATCGTATTTAATTTCTTTATTTTCAATTGAAAGAGTTATCTTATATAATCCAATTTCTTCTTTTGGAATATAAAATTCTACAAAATTAAGGTAGGTAGTTTCAATTCTCTGAACAACTTCTTCTTTAATTATGTTCCAAATATATTTGAGTGCTACCCCTACTTTTTTATATGATATTTTTATTCTAATAAGGGAATCTATCTCTTCAGTTTCAATTTTATAGATCTGTGGATCAGGATCAAATTCAGTTTTGAATGCTAATTCTTTAATATAATTATCAAAGAAAGTATAACTTTGAATATTTTTAATTGAAATTGTGTTGTTATTGTAATCAGATCCTAATGATTCTAGGGAACATGAATCATAATTTTCACCCATCAAATTACCAGCTACAATATCTAGGTATTTTGTTTTTGATGCGTGATTAGTCCAATTTTGTGTTATTGCTTTATAGGTATATAAATTTGTTGAATCATATCTATATACTGTCTTTTCCCAATTATATCTTTTCAAACTCAATTCAACTCTGTAATCTTCATCAGAACCAAATTGATCAAAATCTATAGAATAATTAGCAAAAGGAGTTCTATCAACTTTTATTAGTTTATTTCGTTGAAAAGTTCTCCAAATATACTCAATGCCTATACCAGGAGTCTTATATTTGATATCATAAGAATTTGTAGTCCTATCATTAAAGAATTTATAATTCTTATAATCGTATACTTCTTTATCAATACCATCCAAGTAATATTGCCAAGGGTTGCGTTCAATCCCCCAATTTATATTGAATTTAGCTTCCCCGTAGACACCTGCAAAATGACAAGCATTATGACTTTCAGTTTCATGAGCAACCACATATTCTGGGTTTATATTCCCATAGAGATGTATAAATTCTTTGAGCAAAGAATTTCTTTGAATATAATCAGCTTCTAAGTTAGAAACTGTATCTATAGCAAAATTCTCTCTTATGTATTTTTTCAGGTCAGTTCTATTCTTAGAGTAGTCAACTATCTGATCTGCTAAAATAGAATCAATGTAATTATAGACATCAAACCATCCACAAGGGTGGACTATAGGTTTTATATTCTTTATCCAAAAGTCCTTTGGAATAGAAGTAGAAATTCTATAGAGGAAGTTAAAATTCCTATCCTCAACAACTGAAATCAATTGATAATTGAAAACCCTTGCATAGATACCTAGAACATACTCCATCAATTTCTTGGTACCCTTTAAACAGTTTAATCTGGATATATTTTCTAATACTAGAAGATTCAGTTGTTTGATACTATCTTCTGTTAAAGTATATCCTGTATTAATTTTATCCCTGTTTATAATATCATTAAAATAATTTCGATATTCACTTGCATATTGATTTATGAAAAGATCTCTTGCAGTATCTGTAATTGATTCTTCTACTTCTGCTTTAACTCCACTTGACTTTATATAGTTATACTTTCCTGAATCTGTGTTATAAGAAACAGGATTGAACTTAAAGTTTTTGTTATCACTGTTAAGTAAGATATCTTTAATAGAGTTAAACTTAGATAAAGTTTGTAATTGATAGTATAGGTCATTTGTATTTCTTATAGCAGATGATGTTTCAACATAAACTTTAATAATCTCTTTTGTTATTAAAGTTTCGTTACTCAATGTGATATTTTGTAGAACAACATAATAGACTTGATTTTCTTCAAGAGCTGCCGTTAAAGTTATAACTTTTGAAGTATATTCATATGTAAATTCTATCGGGTTAAATGTATCAGTATACTTAAATAAGGATATAGATCCTTCTTCAATAGAAGAGATATTAGAGGCACTGTTAATGATTATATTATCATTAGAGGTTATATAGTTATTTGTAGAGAAATTCATAGTTGAATGTTTTCTATAGATATAGTAGATTTTTGAAGTTTAGTAGTGATATAATCAGAACAACACCCTATATCATTATTTGTTTCAAGCATTTTCATATAATTCCTAATTACATCAGGGAAGAAAGTATAATCTTCAAATACTCTTGAATTATAAAACATATTTGATCTTATACTTAGAATAGCCTTATTAAGGTATAACTCATTAAACTCTTCATCTATAAAGATTGAAAGACTAACAAATTTAAGAGGAAACTCTGTTGTAGAAACTACATTTGAAAAAGTAAATCTAATAAATTTAAAAGAATGATTAGTGTATAGATATTCTTCTTCTCTACTATATTTATTGTATTTTTTGAAGCAATAAAGCATTTCTGGATCATATTCTATAAATTCATTTGTATCTAGGTTTAGATATTGTTCAGCTATCTTCTTATAGATAACAGAATCCATAACAACATACTCTAATTCTGACCAATTTATATAATCCAAACTATACTCTATCTTTAAATTTTGATACTGACCTACTACATTGTATTCAATATCCTTTAAATAACTAATATCATTAGAACTAACTGTATATGATACAGTTGAAATGCTTCTTTCAACCTTCCATGAAGTGATTTCATCAAAAGTTTTGATAGAAAAGTAGTTTTTCTTCAGTGTAGAACAAACAAAATCATAGAAGCTACATTTGATCTGATTGTTCTTTTGAGTTAGAAGATCAATTATCATTTTTTCACAATTTCTTTCACTGAGATGACCGTCATTTGATTAAACAATCCATCAAAATCTTCTTCTGTTTCTAACAACAATAGATCGTTGATATCTTTTTTGTTCTTAGGTAAGATTTGAATTATATCATTCTTGTGAGCGGAATCGTAAAAATTCAATAATTCTTTTAAAGGTGTCAATTCTGTTGTTGTTACTGATTCTAATTTACCTTGAACAAATGAATCAAACTTAATTTTACCTACATCATATCTTGAGGATGAATCAAGTTCATCATCATTTATATCATAACGGAATGTTCCTATGGTTATACCACTGTATATATCATCAAAGTAAAATTTATAGAATTTGGTATCAATATCATACTCATAGTAGAATTTAGAATTGAATCCCATATCATTAAGTAAATCTTTACCTGTTTCCTCATTTGAAAGTTGAGTTGGTAAGAAAGAATACTCACGTAACTGAACCCAATATTGTCCTGTGAATATAATATAATCACCATCTACAAACTGCTGATTAAGGGGATATACTAAAGTTGACCCTAAGAAATCACCATCTTCATTTATGAATACAACATCACCTATATTAGCAACAACAGGTAAATTTGAAGAAAGACTAGAATCTAAAGAATCAATATAACTTAATTTGATCCAACCTAAATCTGTATAGACAATTTCATCCCCATCTAAGAAATCAATAATCAATGAATTATCAAATGTACCTGATCCAGCTACAGTAAAAAGATATCCGTATTCTAAATCAATTGGTATTGAAGAATACTCTGTTCCGTCAATAGAATAAAGAGAAGCAAAGGATCTTGAAAAAATTCTCCACTGACCTTCTCCAACATAGACTAAAACATCATTAACGTAAGCTATATGATCAAGTTCATTACTAACAGGCCAAATGATTCGTTCTTCTGACCCAGTGAAAGAACCAATATCTTTCACTCTTCTTAGGTCACCTATTTGAGCTCCAGAAGCAGGATGATAATCTATCATTTCTAAATCTGAACCAGATGCTGCAGTTACTTCTAATAGCGCTTCCATTTCATCTGTATCAGAAACATTTACTAATTTTACCCATTTATCTTGTTCAGCTGTAGCAGAAGCATTATAGAAGATTAAATCATCATCATAAAAGGTTGCTGAAGTTCTGCCACCAAAATTTGTTGATGCAAGTCCAAGCCCTTCAACTACTTTGATATCATAATCAATAGCTTTTGGTGGAATGGTCATTGAACAATCAAGAGCAGGATATTTTCTATTCAACTTTTCCCATTTGTGTATGGGATTTGATTCTGAATTTATATTGAATATGATATAATCACCAGCTGAAACCGACTCAGTTAGGTAACCTTCAAAATCACCTGTTCCTTCAGTTAGATAGATATCATTATGTTCATTAACAGTATATAATCCGCTATCCGTAACAGCAGAAATTTCTTCTTTGAAAATAGTTTTAGTCCACATTCCACCAGATAATGATTCATTGTATATGATATATTCATTAGGTTCTAATTGAGTAAAATTCATATTAGATCCAGAAACAGCAATTGTATCAATCACTTCATGAAAAATACCTGTTGTAGGAGTTTCATATATATCAGACTCAAAAGAAACTAAACCTTTAAAGTAATCTCTATTATATGTTCTTACTACTGATCCAATTTCTGTTCCATTATATGAGAATGAATAATTGTCATATATATAACTTCCAGATGTAGCATTTGAAATCACTATGTCTAAAGAAATTTCTTCAGTCCCATTAAAGAAAGTTTTTATTTTATCCAAAGGAATAAAGTTATTATCGTAATTTGGTTCAAAACGATATAATTCGAAAAACTTATTTTTTCCATATAACTTAATTAATGCAGTATTAGCTTTTCCATCTATAACAGTGTCTTCATTATAAATCCACCGATCAACAAAAGGATGATATATTTGACCGTAAATCGTTCTTTTATCAATATTAAAAGAACCTGAAGTTGGAATATTATATAAGGTAGAATACTCCAAGTTTGTTTGAACAAGACTTGAGTAAGAAGTAGGATTGCTAAATGAATCAACAGTCTTAATTTGTACTGGTAGATATATGTAGTTGTTTATAGCATTGTTCGTATCATAAAGAGTATCTTTATTTAAGATAAAGTAATATTTTGAACTAATGTTAGATGAAACCACATTTGATAATTTATCTATCTCAGAAACAAGTTTAGATCCTCTGAAAGAAGTTCCAAATTCTCTAAAATTATTTTCTGAATATGAATTAAGATTAGATACTATCTGTTCTTTTGTATAAACTTCATCATATACTGAAATGTTATTTTTGAATTCTACTTCAGGTGTTAGTTCAATATAGATATAAGAAGGCTTAAAAAAGTCAATCTTAGTAGAAAGTACATTATATTTTTTTATCTCATATTTTAATAGAGCTTCTTGTGTTGTTGTTAAGTAAATTTGTTGATTTTCTAAAAAATTACTAAAGTTAATATAAGGAACTGCAGATAGATAGATATTTCCTAATTTAGTACTATCACCAGGAAATAATTCTTCACCCCCAATTGCATTCCCTTTAAAGATATATGAATAAGAATCAAGAATAGTTGAGAAGTCATTCTTTGTAACAGCTCTTCCAGCAGACGCATACACTCTAGGAGCTGATTCTTTTATCTCTTCTAAAGTTTCAAGATCTTTTCCACCATAAGAAATATTTGTCTCATCTACAACGTCAATAAAATTTTGGATGTTTAGAGTAAAGTCATCAGATTTTGAGAAGGAGTTTAAATCCTTTGGTATAGAAGTTATATACTGACCGTTTGATAATGAACCATTTGACTCTGTATACTTTACGATTATAGTTTCATCGTTCATAGGGTAGTTACCTATGATTCCATCACCAAACTTAATTTTAGGTACACCTTCTGTAACAATATCTTCTTCAACAAAATATATATTTGAATCAACTATGTTAAAGGCATTTTTAACTTCAGTCCATTTAACCTTGGTATTATCATCACCTGTTGTTTTCTTTACATATAATTCTAAACTATTCTCCTCAACTTTTGTAGAAGGAATAAGGAATGTTTGATATGACATCCCTGTACCAAAAGCTGTAAATTCTTTAGCTATACCTTCGTTGATAGTATATGTGCCTGTAAGAATATTAGGATTTGAATTAGAAAGAGTTAAAGTAATGGGTTCATTGTTAATAAATGTATAACCACTATTAGATATGAATAAACTCTTTGAGAGAATAGTTAGATAAGAGTCTGTAGTAAAGATTTGATTAGGATCATAATATGACAAAGTTCCATTTATCATAGAAGATATAACTCGCTTTGGCTTATATCCCATATTCTTTGAAATTGATACAGCATTCTTTCTGAGATTAGTTGTATCAAGAAAATTATTATTAGATACGTTCGTTATCTGATAACTCATCAACATAGTGACATAAGACATCGTATCTATGATATATGAGATATTAGAAGCAGTCCAATCAAATGTTGAGGAGAATTCTGAATTGTCTTGTAGATAATTTACTATTTGTTGTCTAACATCTTCATATCTCAAAAGGTTTGTGCTAAACTGAATTGACATATATTCCTCTATCTTATTTTATCTAATGTGAAAGAAACATTTTGTTGAGTTTTAAGGACTTTCATATTGAAATATATATTTATTTCAAAAGTGTTGTTATCCTCATCTGGAATAACATCTACAACTAAATTTTCAATTCTTTGTTCAAATGTATTTAAGGCTTTTTCTATTTCTTCTTTGATATATATACCTGTGATAGGATCGATTGAATCAAATAAAAATTTCTCAAGGTTACATCCGAACTCAGGATTCATAACCCGAGTTCCAGGTTCTGTGTTTAGAATATTCATAACAGCTTCAAGAACTGCTTGTTCATTAGTCAATATACTGATATCTTTCTTACCAGTATAATCTTTACCAGTTTTCATTATATCCATAAAATAAACTTCATTAGCCATATCAACTCACTATAGTTTTTATAGATATTTAGTTCAAAAGAAAAGGGAGATATTTCTATCTCCCTTCAAGTCAAACTATGAGAATTTTTCTATTCTTTTGGAACTTTCGTTTTTTTACAAACTTTCTCATAATCACTTTCAAACATAAGACCTGTGCAATCACCTTTTTTGTTGATCACAGGAACAAAACACTCTGAGATCATAACAGGCTCTTCAAGTGCATCTTCGAGATAAGGAATGATAGTATCAGCTAAATTTAGGATTGCTGATGTTGGTATAGAGTCATTAAAACTAATGTTGTTTGGCATATCATCATCTTCAAATTGAAACATGAATGCATACCCTTCAATTATGCCACTATCTTCGTTAAACGTAAGATCTGTTTTATTAGGATCAATGTCAGGTACTTCGCAATAGAAATCATTTAGCGCTTCAAAAATCTGTTTTTGTTCTTCGTTAGTCATTAGTTAGTTTACCTTTCAATTATAGATTCTTAAAGAATTCTTCATCATCATCGATACTATCAGAAGTTTCATCTTCTGTTGTAAAAGGAAGCGAAGTATCTGAAATTTCTTCAATATCAGTTTCATCGACTTTTGATTCTTTCTTCTGTTCTTTCTTCGGAGCTTCTTCTTTTGGAGTAGAGATACCCAGAAGATCCCCTAGAACTTTGATTACTTCTTCATTTGAAGGGTAATTTGTAGGATCTGAAAATTCTGCTAGAAAATATGTCTTTTCCATGATAGAAGCTATCTTTTTGTCATCACCGATAGGCTTCTGTGCTGAAAAAGAACTCTGGTCGTAATTAGGGAACTCACCTTGCTTAACTACTTTTAACTTAAAGTCAGCACCATCATAAAGGTCAAAAGGAACAAAACTTACGAAATCTGGATCTTGAAGATCTTGGTCTGAAGGGAACATAAGATTTTTGATCTTGTCATAAATCTTTTGACCAAATTTATAAAGATAGACTTTGCCTTCTGATTCAGGATCATTAGGGTTCTTAATAACAAGAATATTTGCAACGAAAGTTAGTTTACGACCACGCTTACGGGAAAGAGCTTTATCTGACTCAAAAGAAGAATTGTAATATTCCATATTCTTTTTGCAGATAGGGCATTCTTTGTCATAACCAAAAGTATTGATACAATTTTTGATGTAATACTTCTTTTGACCATCAATCATGTAATCAAAGTTATGAGTGTAATACTTTACGAAAGGGGTTCCATCTTGGTCTGGTAGGAAGCGAATGATTGAGAGTGATGCGCCGTTTTCATCTACAGTATGTTTCCAAAAACGATCATCTTTGTAGGACTTCTTAGCTTGTGATTCTTGTTGAATGTTTTCCTTAACCTTGTTCCAATCGAAAGAAAATTTCTTAGCCATGTTTCTGTTTTCCTTTGTATCCGCTCATATAGAGGGTTGATGTCTCAGCTCCATCGGAGTGAGTAAATTAGTTTTAAAAATTATACTCTTATTTATGTCTATTCAAAGAATAATTCAATTGAATTTTTGTTTCGCAAAGCAGGAATGTATTTTTTACTGATAAATTCCTGCTTGATTTTTTGAAGTACTAGAGGATGGAGAACTTCTAAGACTTCTTCATAGTCTTGATATCCAAACTTTTCTGTGAAAATAAGCATTGCATCAATATAAGAACCTTCTTTTGCTGCTAACTCTTCTATTCGTAAACTTAGGTTATCAATCATGAGTATTCAATTCCTCTGCAATTTCTAATAGAACTTCTATAAAATTTTCTAGATTTTCTGTGTCAACTGTCATGCCACCTGATTTAGTGTGACCACCTGCTAATAGTGAACCTTTGTATCGTTCTTTTAAGATACTATAAAAGGGCTGAATAGTCAAATCACATTGATCATTGATACGTAAACTAACAAAACTCTTACCATCTTTTGATTCTCTGATAATGAAGTATATATCATATTGGGGATAAAAGATGGTAAAGTCATTTGTAAATTGTTGACTTGGTTTATAAATTAAAATTGAATTTGATTGTTCAAAATGTTGTGAATAATTTTGAATTGCATCTGTAAGATATTCAGTTCTTTCTTTTGATACTTTCCTTATGACTTCTTTATCTTCATCTGTAAGAGCATATCCATATCTAAATTTAGAATAAAACTTATTCAATCCATAAGTCCAGAAAAGATCATTAAGAGGAATAGATTCTGTAATGAATTTTGGATCGTTTTTCTTCCAAAGGTCGTAAGTGTCTACTATGGTATTCAATTCTTGTAGATGTGTCAAATCCTTTCCATTTTTAGTTAGAAAATTATATGTATTCATACATCCTGAGTACTGTTGATCATGTATACAAGTGATACCTCTTTCATTTAAAAAGGCTTTAACATCAAATTCATATGAATGATGATCAATATAAAATATCTTATTAGAGGGTTTTTTCATTTTACCCAGAAATTCTAACTGCTCTTTTGCTAAGTTAAGATCTGTAACAAACAGAACATCAAAATTCTGTTGAGAGAATAGATCCAAATACTTGTCGATTTTACCATACCCAACATTTTGAAACTTAAAAGTATGTTTAGATGGATCAATAGTAGCCGCAATATTAATAGTACTAACTATCCCGTCTGTGTCGAAATGTGATAAGTTTAATATTTTCACTACGTTACCTCATAAGTTATTTGAATAGGTAGACCTTCAGTAAATTTGTAAGTCCATGTACCATCAAAAATAGGATATGGATATTTGCGTGCTTCTTCATCTTCAGTCCAAATTGATTGTAGAGCTTGGAAAAATAACGAACTTTCTTTACAATCAGTTTCTATCATTCTGTTCTCAAAGTCAATCTTAATTGATACTTCTGCTTCAATTGCAGGTCTAATTGTTATTTTTGTATATTCTTTCATTTATTCTCCTTAGCTAAAAAAATCCTCAAGGGATGCTTTTTTCTCGTAAGCCCAACCTATCGCTCCTAATATATTCTCAAGAGGAGCTAGAAATGCCTTATCAAATTGTGTTTTGTAATCTATTTCAAAATACTCTTTAAACTCCTCTGGAAGTTTATGATGAATTCCTATAACATTTGATTTAACTTTGTTAGGTTCTTTTATCATACAAAATTTGATTTTATCACCTTCAGAAATTCTTTGGTGATTTTTTAACTGTAGATCAGTAAGAAGTTTATTGTATACAAAGGAAGCTCTTACATGAATAGGAACACCTTTTCCACCCATTTTATAATCAGAGAACGAAACACCCCTAGGGAATGCAATAGTCTCAAAAGGAAGCTTTTCAAATTCTTTTCTTGCATTATTGATATATTCAATCAAGACATCATTTGATTTAGATGAAAATATAAGATCTACTGCTTCTTTCAATTTATCTCTACACCACTGAGGAGTTGATGTTCTAACAATTTCTACACCTCTAACTTTAAGTTTAGGTATCTCTACATGAAATTTACCTTCATCCCAAAGTTTAGACATTATATAACGCTTCTTAGCAACATGAAGTGATACATCAGCAATACATTCAGGTTCCATTTTAATTGTTAACTCTCTCATATTAAGATTCTCTGAGAGTTTTTTAAAATATTCATCTAAGCAAGGTTCTATTATCTTATTAGAATACTTTAGAAGAAAATCTAAAACCTTATCATTAGATGGAGTATTATTTTTAAATCTTTCCTTAACTATTGAAATCATTGAGAAAAAATTGCTATCTGTGTCGGAATATTTTGAATCTATATTAAATTTGTCTTTGAGATATTTTGCTGACCCTCTAACACATACTTGCCCGTCACAAGTAATTGCTGCTGCTAATCTAATATCAAACCATCTAGAATGTTGGTTAGCCAAACCTCCATATCCACTATTTAACAAGATTTTCTCTGCGTATTGTATAATATCTAATCTTTTTGCATCGTTAGTTCTACCTTCTTTTTCTGCAATTTTAAGTTCTTTTTTATGTTGAACACGTTGCAAAAAGATTTTTGAATATATCTTAGGAATAAACCCTTCAAAATCAGTTCTAAAAAATTGTCCATTAGCGGTAAATGTTACTTTATATTTTTGTAATACAGGTCTAATTTTTTCTAGTTTCTGTACATCAACACAAGCTTCAATTGAACCAAATTCAGATCTAATAGCTCTCAGCTCGTCATTAAGATCTTTCTCTGAAAGTATAGTTTCAGGTGACATATTAGAAGATCTGATCTGGTTAGGGTAGCTCGAAACAATATCATATACTGCTACCCATTCATGTAATCCTGGTTCTGGATCAGCTACATACCCACCAGGAAATTCTTGCTTTTCATGATATGTAGTAGGAGGGCAAAGTTTCTTAATATTAAGAAGTTCATTATAGAAAATAGCATCCCAAGGTGCAACAGTTCCAAAGATTGATTCAGGTTGACATTTAGCTAAGTGCATAATTGAAATAGCTAAATCAATGTAACCTAATTTTTTATCTAGTTCATAAACAAGTTCACAGTCCTTAATATTATAAGAAATAAAAAGTTGATAATTTTCCTTATAGAGGTTTGCTAGAGATTGATAATCTTCTGAATAAGAAATCTTTGCTTCACCTTCTAGTTCTGTTTTAGAAATAAAATCTAATGAATACGATTCTCTAGGTTCTTGTGTATATTTCTGATAGAGATCGTAATAGTCCCATATAATAATTCCTTGCAGTGAATAGGTTAAATTCTTCTGACCCTTCTTGTTCACTTTTTCGTGTTGCTTAATAACACCATCAGAGGAAAATTTCTTTGTTTCTTCAGGACCTAATAATTGCTTTGATCTATTGATCAAATACGGAATATCGAAGACGTTAATATTCCAGCCAGTTAAGATATGAACATTTTTTTCACGTAAAAGATCAATAAAACCCTTTAAAATCTCTTCTTCTGAATTGCACTTGATATAAACTTGATTTTCTGTAGTAGGAGTATATTCATAACATCCAAATGTGTAATATATGTTTTTAACCATATCCTGTGCAGTAATTGCATTGACAGGATGGGCAGCTTGTTCTGGTTTAGGAAATCCACCACCATTAGGGTTATCTTCACTTTGAGGAGCAACATATACTTCAATATCAAAATTGAAAATATTCCAAGCTTCTTTTTGTATAGGAATTTCTTTTCTATATTGTGTAGCAAGGAACATAATAGGAGTTCCGATATCACCATAAACATCTAGAATACCAGATTGTTCTTTTTTCCATTCCCTCATTTCAGAAATAGAATCAAAAACTTTTACTTTAAGAGGTTTTCCATACAAATCTGTCCAAGATGTTTTTTCTGAAGAAACTGCTTGAATACCAAGAAAAGGTTTAAATTTTACTCTGTCTGATTTTGCTGCACCATCTTCAATATAAATGTGCTTGATTGTGTTTGATGAATCTTGATAACAGTTAATGAATGTTTTCATGAAATCCTTTTGGTCAATCCTCAAGGACTAGAACTTTAGATTGACATTGATTTATTTCTAGTCACTAATGAAGTATAAACTAAAAAGAGCCTAAAGTCAAATGACCTAGGCTCTTAAAATTACTACTATTTGTCTAATCTATTCTAACCAAAGATGATATAATGGTTTAAATGTACACGCTATACCTGAAACAATACCAATCAATAAAGCTGCGGGTGTCAAAAATAACTTTATTGAAAGATTTTTCATTTCTTACCTACCCATTTCCATTCTTTTTCCGATTTATTCCATTGCCACCCGGCATATCTATAATTCTCTAAATCATTTTCACTCATATCATCACCTGATTTTGTTGGTCTCTTTGGAGTTTCTTTTGTTTTATTTGATTTTTGGGGTTCTTTAGAAGATTGAGATGGTTTGAGAGCCATATTGAACTGTGCAAATGCTTCCATTTGAAGATACTCTTCAATATCATCGCCTCTGAATATAATCAGATTGTTATATATTTTACCTTCAATAGGGTGTTTAGGATCCTTAGAAAATCCAACTTCCAATCTTCCTTGACCATTATAATCTGATTTAATATATCCTACTGCGCCTTTAGGAATACCTTTGAACTCTTTTTTAAGAGTAACCTTTTTAGACGCCTCTTGCAACTTCTCTAGGGTTTTGTTAAAATCCATTATACTTTTCCTTTAGTATGAACTCATACCTTATTTAAAAGGTCCTCAGCCATAGAATGATTTTATATCACATTCAGCTTTTTTTAGATTCTTTAATGGTTCGTTCTTTTTTATTTGATATTTTTCTGGACCAAACAACCATTCAAAAAATCTTCTTATCATTTTCTTTCACCTAATTCTCTATCAATAGCTAAAATACCTGCACCATGACCCATAACCATACTTAGTCTTTTATAAATCTTACTAACAGTAGATTCTTCCTCGATTTGTTCTTTCAAGTACCAAAAAATCATTTCATACGTTTGGTCATCGTTGACTTCATCACAAAGAATAGAAATCTGTTTGAGTTGTTGAGTAGTTTGATATTCTAGTTCAACAGTTCGTCTGAAAAGTTCTTCTATGGAAGCCATTTCTGGAATTTGTTCAGGTACAGATAAGAGATGAGGAATATGCCCTTGATCACAAATATATTTGTAAAATTTGTTAAAGTGTTCATACTCTTCTTGTGATTGTTTATCGAACCATGTAGCGGCACCTGTAAGAGCTAAGTAATCAGCTATACCTGAAAAGTTCTTATAGATGATGCTATTAGTGATTTCAGAATTCATCTGAAAAGTTAGAGCTTGTAATATAGTTTCTGAAAGCATTTTAATTCCTATTCTAATTCACGATTAACTGCTACAAGTAATCTTGCTTGATGTTTAAGATCAGAACCCCAAATTTCAGAGTCATCTAGATTCTTTCCATTGTATTTAACTATTTTTCCTTCGGACCTAATATAGTCTTTTGTTTCTTCATCAAATACATAGACGTTGATTCTATTCTGTTTAGCTAAGGTTTTCCAAAGGTCTTTAGCTCCTTTGTATTGAATTCTATCTGAAATCAAATCAAAATGCTTTGCTACAAAAGTATACATATCAGTTGAAACTTTTTGATCAGAGAAATTTTCATTCACCCTAACCAACTTAATATGTTTTCTTTTATCTTTTAGTTGCATTGATTTTACAAATAGAGATCTTTCCTCACAATTTATGAAAATAAGAGGATAAAATTCTCCATCTATTAAAATTCCTCCTAAAAGAGTTCCATTTTCTTTATTTTCATATACATCAAAATTCTGAGTAGGTACTCTTCCTATCTTTGTATATCTTTCTAACGCTTCTTTAGAAATATTAGAAATTTTCTCTAAATTCATTCTTTTATTATATAAGTAAGGCATTTCGTTTAGAAATTCTTTAAATCCTTTGAAAGGTTTCATTAGTTACTTTCTATCATCTTTTTATACAGGACCCATCGCTTCTTTTTTTGTTATCAATCCATTTTTGAATAACTGATTTTTGATCATTTGATTCATCTTACCTTTTTTAGTTACACCTGTTTTAGTAAGATACTCATCTATGATTTTATCAACTTCACCGTTTCCTAGAAGTTTGGCTATTTTCTTAGAATGTTCAATAGCAGTTTTATTAGGTTCAATATCTAACAAATTGATTGTTAGTTCTGATTCTTGTATTTTTGCTAATGTTTGATTAAAATCCATTTTGTGATCCTTTTTAAGTATATTTATAAAGAAACCCTTCTTCATATTTAGTATAATATGAAGAAGGGTTCAATACAAGTTATATTATCCACATTTTGTATAAGAACATTCAGGATTTTTGCACTTGATGCAGCCCTCTACATAGATCAACTCATCATTGCATGTTGGGCATTTTTCTTTTGAAGCTGTTTCTTTGACGTATTTAGAGATAGCTCTAACAATCGCTTGATTAAAATCTACTATTGTTCCTGACTTCCTAAGAACAGTCTGAAGATGCTCGATACCTGCACCATGTCTTAGTGCTAATGACATTAACCGGGTGCTATACTCTCTGATATCATTGAGGAAAGTCCCGCAAACGTCAGAGATAAGAACTTCCCCATTATAAGAAAACTGATATACTTTCTTTCCGTTCTTCTTTGTTTTGATCATTTCACCTTCAGTGATGCTTGAAGGAATATCAATATCATCAATCTTTCCAGCTATGATTTCATATGGTTCACCTTTAAGTAGACCAACAAAAACAATCCACTTCTCTGCTTCACTTGTAGCTCTATTAAGGATATTCATTTTATAAACGTGACATGGAAGTGATTTAGGACGTTTAGGAGCATTTGTTCTAGCAATGGTTTCTTCATCATTAGAATCTGTTTGGTGGACAAGAATACCTTCACGACATCCATCACGATAAACAGTTACTCCAATAACTCCGAGACTGTGAGCTTTGAGATAAACTTCTGAAATTTCTTCTTTAGTAGCATCAGCAGGCATGTTAATTGTCTTGCTTACACTTGTGCTGATATTTACAGCACAAGCAGCCAAAGAATCTAGGTGTTCCATTGGAGTCAAATCCCCAGCAGTAATAAAAACAGACTTTGCTGTATTGTCTAATTCTTTTACTTTTTGACAAGAACCCTTGTTTTCTGCTACTTGGGATAGGATTTTCAACTTTGTTTTTTCATCAAAATTATCATCTAAATATTTGTCAAAAATAGGATCAGAGATAAAAACAGTTTCATATTCTTTGTTGAGTTTTTCAATCTT